AGCCATTGGCGATTATAATGCTCAAGTTGCTGGAACTGTAACAGGTACAGGTACTGGAACGGGTACTGGAACGGGTACTGGTACTGGAACTGGAACGGGTACTGGTACTGATACGGGGACAGGTACGGGGACTGGTACAGGGACTGGAACCGATGGCAGAGACGGAAAAGATGGCAAGGATGGAAAGTCTGGACTGCTTACAAGTCTTGTTAACTCCACCCCTATTGCATCACAATTATTTAAGCCAGAGTTATTTGAAGCAGAGAACAAGGTCAGCGGACTATTTGATTTGGTAATGAGGACAAGAGCATGACCTATTTGCAGATTGTAAATGCAGTCCTTAAAAGACTGCGCGAGGATGCAGTAGATACAGTAGAGTTTGATGACTACTCCTCTTTGATTGGAGCTTTTGTCAATGACGCTAAGTCTCAGATCGAGAACGCCCATTCATGGTCAGCCCTTCGATCTACCAAGCTAATCAATACAACCCCAGGCACAAGCGAATACTCAGTGACTGGAAGTGGAAGCCATCCCATCATTAATGCCATTGTTAATGACACATCCAATTTAAACATTACGTTTAGGGATATGAACTTCTTTAACCAGGCTTACTACAGAAGCCAAGTGTTAAGCGGTTCACCTACCAACTTTACTAGGATTGGGATTGACGGTAATGGGGATATAAAGATTAAGCTCTACCCACAGCCTGATGCTGTGTATGCACTTAGGGTTGACGGGGTATACCCTCAAGATGATCTTAGTGCAAATGCGGATGTCCTGCTGATCCCCTATAACCCAGTGGTACAATTGGCTTACGCTATGGCATTAAGAGAGCGGGGAGAGAGCGGAGGACAGTCAGCGCAGGAGCAGATGGTATACGCCGACAGGGTTCTTTCGGATTACATTGCTATTGATGCTAACTACTTTCCAACTGAAACCGCATATGTAGTCGTCTAGGAATCCTATGGCACAGCAGATTCAGAACATAACGATTACGGCCCCTGGGTTTGCGGGCATCAACACCCAAGATGCGCCCTTGTCCCAAGACCCTAGCTTTTGTGCTATTGCCGATAACTGTGTCATAGACAAACAGGGAAGGGTGGCTGCACGAAAGGGGGCTAAGGCTCTTACGACTAATGGCCCCGCAGTTCTGGGTAGTTCTGCCGGGATTAAATCTATCAAGCAGTTCCGTGATGATTCAGGGGCAACGCTTATATTTTCTGCGGGTAATAACAAGATATTCACCGGGACCACAACCCTTGTTAATGTCACCCCTGCTGCTTATACGATTACCGCAGACAACTGGAAGATGGTCACCCTTGATGAACATATCTACCTGTTTCAAAGGGGGTATGTTCCACTGGTGTATTCTACTGCTACAACCCCGCTTTCTGTTATCACGGCGCACCCTGGACACAGTGGCACCGCCCCTCATGGAAACGAAGCACTAGCTGCATTCGGAAGACTTTGGGTTGCCGATACGACTACTAACAAGTCTACGATTTTCTGGTCTGACCTTCTTCAGGGTGTTAAGTGGTCTGGAGGTAGCTCAGGTTCTATTGATATCACCAAGGTCTGGCCTAACGGATATGATGAGATCGTAGCCCTTGCGGCACATAACGGATTTCTGATTATCTTTGGCAAGGAGTCAATCGTAATATATGAGGGAGCTAGTGACCCTTCTACAATGACCCTTCATGACACCATATTGGGTATTGGCTGCGTTAGTAGAGACGCAGTGACATCTACTGGTAAAGACTTGGTGTTCTTGGATAAGTCAGGGCTTAGAAGCCTCTCCAGGACTATCCAGGAGAAGTCTGCCCCGCTTGGGGATATCTCAAAAAACGTAGATGAAGACATCAAGCTAATTATTTCAAATGAAACTGGGAATATTCAGGTTCATTACTCTCCTACTGAAGCATTTGTTATTACCCTGTTTCCTAATCAGGACATTAGTTACGTCTTTGATACCAAGAGACAGCTTGAGGATGGCAGTTACAGGGTTACTACATGGACATCAATGGGGGCGTTATGTTTTACGAACCTTATAGATGACACTCTTTACATAGGAACCTCAATCGGTATCTCGACATACTCTGGGTTTAATGATGATACGGCCACCTATGTTTTGACTTACTCCAGCCACCCATTAACCTTTGGCAACTCTTCTACTCTCAAGTTTCTAAAGAAGATTAATGTCACGACATTCAATGGGGCAGACGCACTTGTAACCTTGAGCTGGGCCTATGACTACGCCACTGCTTACAAGAAGCGATCTTATACACTTCCCGCTACTAGCGTGGCTCAGTACGGAGAGTCGGAGTACAACGAAGGGGCGGAGTATTCCACCTCTATTACCCTGATTAACCGTGAGAAAGTAAATGCTAACGGGCAAGGAACTGCGGTGTCAGTTGGATTGGAAACAACGATAGATGGCAACTCAATTGCCATTCAGGAACTTAACATTCAGGCGCTTGTAGGCAAAATTATTTAGTGGGAGAGAAACATGACATTGGCAGAATTGCAGCAAGCACTGGGTGGATTTACTAATCAGTACGGTAATTTACTCGCTGGTATTGGCGGGGCCGTAGCTACAGAAAAGGGAATCTCTGATATCAGGAATACCCAGACTGGGCTAATGCAAGGGCTTACAGGTAGTCCGACTCTTGCAGGGGCTTTTCCTCAAGGTTTGATTAGCTCAGTTCAACAGGGAATGCAGTTCAAACCATTCACTGTAACCTCTGGGACTGGTGCTACTGCTGCTGCTGATACTTCAGGAGGACTTAATCTAAACCTCACTCCTCAAGAACAGGCTCTTCAGCAACAACTATTAGGTGTTACCGGAGAGCTTGCGGGCAGTATTGGATACGGTCGCCAGCAGACTCTCATGGATTTGTTGACTGGAAACGCCCAGGATCAACAGACTAGAGAGGCTGACATTTACGGCAGACTTAATGCCATGCAGGCTCCAGAGCAGGAACGTGCAAGACTTCAGCTTGAGCAGAGACTGGCAAACCAAGGCAGACTGGGTGTAAGAACATCTATGTTCGGAGGAACTCCAGAAGCCCTAGCCCTAGAGAAGGCTATTGCAGAACAGCAGGCAGCATCCGCTGTTAGTGCAATGGAGCAGGCAAGAGCAGAGCAGTCTCAACTGTCCACCCAAAGAGCAACAGCCTTGGATCAAATGTTGCGAGAAAACCTTGGGGCTACTCAGGCTATCCCTAACCTCCTCCAGAGTGCTTATACTCCACAGGCTGGATTACTTAATGCTTTGAGTCCTTCTGTTGATCTCTCACGAATCCAGTCAGCCCTTCAGGCAGGCGGTACAGAGGCTGTGTCAAACCTTGGAATACAGGGTCTTACTACTCAGACCAACCTTGAGTCTTTGATTAACGCCCAGAGACAGCAGCAGCTTCAGGGCTTGTTTGATCTCATTGCAGCAGAACAGGGCAAGACCGCAGGACAAACTGGAGGCACAAAGACTAATCAAAACACATTCAGTATTCCGTATACACTCGCCGAACTGTTTGGCCCACGAAACTAACAGAGACTATAGGACACTAATATGGCTATAAATATCACCTCTCTGTTTCAAGACATTCTTGAGTCTCCTGAGCAGAAGCAACAAAGACAAATGGCAGAGGGCTTTGCAAGAAGCCAGAACGCAGTGGCTGGGCTGACAGGCTTGGCTACAGCGGCTGCTCCTTTAGTGGGGACTATGGCTGAACTACAGGGCCGTCGAACTGAGGCACTTCAAAGAGGAGTAGGTGGCCTTTTGGGTAGAGATGTTCGATCTACCTCTGAACGTCTCCAGGATGCACTCAGTCAATTTAATCCCCAAGACCCAAGAAGTGTATCTCAAACAACTCAAATGCTTCAGCAGATGGGCTTAGGAGCGCAGGGCGCACAGCTTGCTGCAATGGCTCTTGAGGAGCAGCAGAAGACTAAAGCTATAGACCTTCAGGCAGAAGCTGCCCGTCAGGCTATTGATATCAATACTGCCCAAGAGGAGCGGGCTGTAGAAGATCAGAGAATGGCTAGAGAGCAAGATGTTAGAGCTATAGCTGAAAGCGCATTCAGAATGAGAGCGGCAGAGCAGGCATTCCTCCAAGCCACTACTCAAGAAGAAAGAGATGCGGCCAAGGCAATAAGAGATGAGCAGGTTAATCAGCTTAGTCAGCTTAATGCAG